GTAATCTAGAAAAGTTTTAGCCTGATACCAATCATTAAAATTTAACTTATTTGGTTCACCATACAAAGATACTAAATCTGATTCTGATGAAACGAGTAAGTACTGACCTACAGGACCTCTTACAAAGTTACCTGAAAAAACTGCTATACTATTTGAAACTGTTGGAGCGATTTGTGATAAATCTATCTCCTGGACTTGAACGCCTGGTGAAAGTAAAGACATATTATGCCTCCTATTGTTTGATTTTGTTACCTTTATTGATTCCTGTCCTTTCCAAACAAGAGAATAAAGAACTTAAATATTTTTTATGACAAACATATAATCACATAGAAAGATATCTTAGATATCTAACACATTTAAGTCTTAACTTATTATTTATATTTTGAAGAGTTATTTTTATTTAGGTTTAAAAATTATTTAGCGAATCCTAGAGGTGTAGAAGACCACGTATAATCTGATACTCTATTATTAGGATCAGGTGGGTGACTTGCTGTTGACGACAGAGGTGATGGACCCGGATGATATTGGTGCTCGTGGCTATTGTATTCGTTTCTCAGTGAGCTTAAATTACCAGTACTATCAGCAATTTCCGATTTACTTGTTATGTTACCAGAAGCTGTAAGATTACCCATTATTTCAGTTGATCCTGTAATCTTAACATCATTATTTATTTCTAAATTACCATCAGCTGTAATTTTAAAAAAACCCGCTATATGCTGAAAATTATCCATCTTAACATTTTTTCTAATACCACCTGTTATTATTTGATCTAGATTTTTCTCTATATAATCTCTAACTCCGTTTTTAATATGATAATATATACAACCCTCAACTATTTTATTAATATCACCTTTAATTTTTTCTGAAATACTACCATCTGGTCTATAATCTACATAAGTCCCTGATTTGTGATATAATCGAATCCTTTCGTTACCCGGTGTATCATCTATTTCGAAAACGTGTCCAGATTTGGTTTCAATTACATTATTATCCGGATACTTTGAGAGATTTGACAATGATTTTGGCTCCGTTTGAGAAACATTTGCGCCCGATATATTATCAGTAGCAGATACTTTATCTAGTGAATCGTTTATTTTTTGATGTATTGTCTTATCAAGTTCTTGTACTCTCTGGAGTCTGTTTTGATCTTCTTCATTAAGTCTATCAACTAGCGGAAATTTTCCTGTAGGATCATTAAATCCAAGAGAGGAATTACTCGGAGTAGTGGCTTTTCCTGATATTGAACCTATAACAATTGGTTTATTAGGGTTATCGTGGTCTAAAAATACAAATACCCAAGTCCCTATATTTGGTACTGAATTGAATCCTATTCCTGAACTAAATCCAAATTGAAGTGGTTGTAAAATCTCAGCCCATGGTAGGTGCTTAGTCTTTACTTTAGATTTATCAGGATCGTGTATCCCTACTATTCGTACCTGTACTCGACCGTCTTTTTTTGGACTTATATTGTTTTCTATAAATCCTCTATATAGTTTCAAAATTTTATCCTTATTGTGCTTTCATTTTATCTATTTGTTCACCAACTCTGCGAATTTTTAATTTCTGATTAAATGTGTTATTTACGATTTTATCTTTTATCTCTATTATTTGGTACTTACCAGATAATTTAACGTCGCCTTTATTTAAGGTATCTTTAGAGTTTATATTCCCTGTAAGATGTGTATCTATAACTCTGTACATTTGTGTATAATCTATATTACCTGGTACGACAATTTCAAGTACTGTGTTATTTTTATAGTCTAAGAAGTCATATTCAGTGTTATTAAAATTTAGTTCATTTGTAACTAATTTTCGTCCAGTTGTTTGTTGCTGTTCAGGGTATACTTTTATGTTATTAGTATCTAAGTTGTAGTCATTTTGAAATAAATCTAAGCTACCATAATTTATTATAATAGATTTTGTATTTTCATCCCATATTAATTGATCTTGTTTTGGAATTCTTCGAATATCATTAAAAACTCCATCATAATCCATAATCATAAATCCATAAAAATCTTGCTCAACCTGCTTATAAGTATATTCTACAGGTTCTATATCAAATTTACCAACATGTATGTATTTTTTGTCTTGATAAAAATAAATACCTTCTTTGTAAAATTCTTTAGCTATAAAGTCTAAAAAGTTGACATCTAAAGGTACTACAAAATTTGATATTTTTGGTGTATCTTTATATTTTTTAGTAATTGGAAACCCCTCTATAATAGCATCTACTTCTATACTCATATAATCTTTAAAAATATCTAGTAAAGTAGTATCCTGATACGACTTCGCTATGTATGTATTTTGTAATTTCCAAGATACTATATCTTGGAAGTCTAATCTTATTGTCTTAGAATCCTGTTCTTTCGTTTCTGTGCTTTTTGTAATAATATATTCTCTAGTGAATTCTACATTATATATATCAGTAATACTTACTAGAATTTTTTGACCAGGTTTATCTAGACATAAATTTACAACGTCTATAATATCATTTATTACTACAAAGCCTTTTAATATAAAACAAGCGCTATACGGATTATTTTTATAATCTGTATTATAATTAAGCTGAAAATCCATTATGTAATTAGTTTTTATTTGATAATCGTTTATACTTACAAAAAATAACTTAGTAGAGCTAGTATCGTTTATTCTTTGTATTGTACTTTGAGCCATTAAATTGTCCTATTTCGTAAATTAAGAGAGTTTACAATTTTTATAAAATCAAACATTCTATCAGGTTTAATAATTTTTAACATTCTTAGATTGTCATTTTTGATTTCTAGATCATGCAACGTAATTGTTTTTAATCTATTAAAAGTATCAGACCTGTACATACCTGAATAATTGGATAAATATTTTAGTACTTCATCGCCTGCAATATCGTCAATAATATCGAAACTATATACCATATCAAATAACGGGTCTCTATTATTAATAAGTATAAGTACATCCCAATAATCAGGAGTACCATATAAAGCATACGATACCTGTTCTATCGTTTGGTTTTCATCCAGTTGAACATAGTCGATAAAAGTGGTATCTTGTAATTCAGGTAGAGTAAGTATATTTTTAAAATCCTTACTCGTGTAGTCATTTGCTATATAATTATGACTTGAAAATTTTTCATAAGTTAGTAATGTATTTTTCATACCCAATCCTCTCTGGTAAGCGCTCTTATTTCAGTAATTGATAAACTTAATGTAACATATTTTGCGTTACCATCTAGAGTAGTATCAAAATAACCATTTCCTGAATAATTTGTTTCCACACTATTAATAATACAAGGTCTAGGTTGTATAAGATTTTGTAAGTAAGCACTACTAAATGACATTAAGAAGAAACACGGAGCAATTAAGAATGCATTATATGCTAATTCAGGTGAGCTGTATTTCTTTATAGTATTTATTATATTTATAATCTCTTCCGCTTCTGATCTGTTATTTGGAATTAACTTAAATTCAAAGGTAAAACTTCTAGGTGTTGATCCTGTATAATTTTGGAAATATCCCGGATTTGGAATAATAGTACTCTGATGTGTTGCATTTGCTGCTAGTGAAACTGCTTTCTGTATAGTAGAAGCGCCTGGTACCCAATCAACCATAGTTTTTACTACTCCTGTATCCATACTAAATTCGTGAGATTGAGAGTCTTTCATATTATTTGGTAGTGGTAGTAAAATATTAAGCATCTTCTTACCATCGAACTTCATAGTATCATTTAGAGGAGCTGTTAAAGCTTTTATACTATTCATATAATTACTTTTTTTAAATTCTGCTACTGCTTTTGTTTTACTTTTATCTAATTGAGCTTCTATAGCCTTTGCTTTTTGTTCAATTGTTTCAAATGTAGTTGGTTTGTATATAGTTATGGTTAATCTTTTGTTTTTAAACGCAGCGCTTGTTATATTTTTAGGGAATGATAAGTTTTGTGCTGGTTTTATCTGTGATCTTTTTGTCATTTCATCTCCATTTTATTGATACATGTCCATTAATCTAGCACCTTTTTTTGTAGGCTGTACTATATTTATATGAGTACTTGTATTTGTATCTGTATTTACATTCTGTATATTAGATATATTGCTAGATGTAGGTTTCGTATTATTTAATAAGGATTGATTATGTTTAAATATAGATGATAATGTTTTTACTCTATTCTCTGTGTTGTCTTTTACTTGTGTATTGTCTTCTAGTATTTTTATATCTTCTAGAACCCTTTCTATACTATCATGGTTTTTATCTTTTTTATAATCGTTATAATCCCTTTCAATAACAGGGTTAGAAGGATATGTATTAGCACCTATTCTAACTTGATTTTTTGTAAATACCATATCGGGTACAATTTGCTGCTTAACTACTATATTTTTTTTAGATATAGTCGATGTATTTATCGTTTTTTGGTTTTTAGTAGTCTGATCAGATATTTTAATGGTACCTGTATATTTTTTACCGTTAGTAATATTATATATCTGTCTCTGATATTTTTTACTATCCATATTTTGACTAGAAGCTACTAAAAACTCAGCGTAAGCTCGTCTTAATTTATAAGCATTATCTATATTTTTTTTATTACCATCTTTGTCAATATATGAATTCTTATTGAGTGTTATTATAGGAACATGTTCTCTATATTTATTATTATAAAATTTTATTTCTTTTGGTAAGAATGAAGGATCTTGTTTTATATTCTCTATTTCGTCTTCTACCATAGATGAGAATTCATATGTACCTATTTTTGAATTTCGTGTAGGTATATTTCGCGAATTACTTCGATCTTTTACTTCGATCTTCTTAGATGGTTTTATATTTATCTTAGAACTGACTTTTGATTTATTATACTTATCAATTATTAGATTACCTGCAACACTTGTAGCGATACCTAGTAACGGACCTATAAAAGGAACGCTACCTACTATACCTGAAAGTACATCAACAGCCGCGTGCGCATAATCACCTTTAGCAATATCGTAAGCTGCGAACCCTAACCCTGTTAATATACTTACTCCTGGTATCTTAGTAAGAACTTTAAGTAAAATTTTAAGACCTTTCTTACCTATAATTTTTTCTATAAATGGTAGTACAAGTTTTTTAGCGAATCCTAAACCCTTTTTCTTTACAAAATTAACAGCTCCTGATAATTTCTTACCTATCCACCCAAAAATACTAGAACTCTTAACAGCCTTACCAGCTTTGACAAATTTTTCAGAGGTTTTAACAGCTTCTTCAGCTCCTAGTTTAGATGCACTTTTAACTCCTATACTCCTATCTTTTCAGAGGTTTTAACAGCTTCTTCAGCTCCTAGTTTAGATGCACTTTTAACTCCTATCTTTTCAGAGGTTTTAACAGCACTCTTTAATCCTAATTTTTCTAATGTTTTAGTTAACCCACCAAAAACATACTTAGCCATTTTCTGCACGATTTTTACAATAGGTGATAATATAGTTTTTATACCCTTAATAGCCAATTGCATTGGTTTTAAAAAAGGTCTAAGAAAAAATTTTAAAGAGTCTTTTACGGCTTTTAACATGTAGCTAAATAACATCTTAGGAGCATTAATACCCATTCCAAATAACATACTGGCGAACCCTAACAATTTAGATAACAAATTATCTTTTTTCACAGGTTTTTCGTCTTTTTGTGAAACGAGTTCTGGTTCCTCTTTTTCTATATCTGATGTTTTTATAGAAGTATCTTGTTCGTCTATTTGATTATCTGATATTTTTTTTAGTGTTTCGTATATTTTAGTATTTAATGCTATTAATTTAGTCAAATCACCCATACTTTCAGGTGTTAAGGTATTATAATTAATAGATGTAACCGTATCTATACTATCTGAGTTTTTTGATTTTTCAGCAGAACCACTCGATGTATCTATATCAGAGGTTTTAGATATTTTAGATCTATTTTCTTTCTCTTTTTTATTTTCCTGTTTAGATTCATTAAATTTTTGTAATGCTAAATTTTCATCAAATTCCTTAGCTTTTACATCCTCAGCATCTCTTTGAAGATTTCTAATATTTAAGTCGTTTTTGTATATTTGTTTATTTAACTTTTTTATAGATCTAGAAGCTAAATGCTTAGATATAGGATTATGTGCAATCTCTTTTTTTATCTGTTGTTTTTTGATCATATTATTTAGTAATGAATTTTGATATTCGAAATAATCAACAGTGTCTGTGTCAGGTTCTTCTACAGGATTCTTAAGATTATCAAACTTAAGTGTTTCTAACTTTAGTTCTAATATATTTAACTTTTTATTTAAATTTGATAATCTTCTAGAACGGTGTTCTTTTACTGATTTAGAAACTTTTGATAATAAACCATGCTCATTTTTTTCTTCGAGGTCTTCTATATCTCTTTTTAATTTTGTTATATCTTTATCATAACTTACTATCTTCTCTTTAACGTCATCTTTATATAGATTTAATTCTTGTATTGTCATAATGACTCCTATTTTGTACTATTAGCTTGTTTTTCATTGAGCTTATCTAAAAGACTAAGATATATACTTCTTTCAAATGGTATCATACTATCGATATCTAATTTTGAAAAATGGCCATAATACACCATTGTACTAATTGAATTATAATAAGTACTAATACTATCTTCTGATAATGATGAAAGTAAAATTTTTTCAGTTAATTTCACCGTATTCTTTTTTAGACAATTTAGACAAGTTACTTCTGTACTAAAATTAAATTTTAATTTATTCTTATCTATATCCTCTACATATTCATCGTAAACATCTACATCTAAATCATCTATATCAAAGTCTACATAGTCGTTATAGTCATCAGAAAATGCTTCGTGTATATCATCATGATCAAATTTTGAAATACCTGAAATACCTGAAAAACTACACTCAAAGTCAAATGCTTTTGAACAAGAGGTGCATGTTTTTTTAAGATTAAATATTTCACCAACTGAAATATTTCTGAGCTCTAAAATTAAGTACATCTTCTCACTTCTCGTAAGATCTTTATTAGGTACAATATTATCTTTTAAAATATCAAACACATCATCTAGCATATTATCCGTAATACTCTCTGATGTTACTAGTAATAAATCTCTCTCAGTACTACTTAGATAGGGTTCTAGCGTAAAGATTTTATTGCTGTACTTTATAGTTTTTTTCATATTTCTCTATTTTAACCAACTATCAGGTATAAATCCCGGTATTTCATCAAATTCAAATTTTTTCTTGCGCTTACATTCTTTACACTGTACTTCGTGAACATCATCTATATTACAGTACATTTTACTAAATTCATCAAATACTTTATCAAATTCATCTATATCAAGATTATCATAAAAGTCTTGAACTTCTATAAATGACATCGATTCATTATCATTTATAGCTTTTGTATAAAATGATATTTCTTTTACATCATCTAAAGAGTCTTGATTTTTGTTATAGTACTTAGCGTTTTGAATATTTTGGAATTCATATGTATTACTATTTACTTCTATTTTTTTCCAAGGTTTATATTTTAACTTAGAAACATCATCTAATTTTATTTTTAGTTTATTTTTGTAAGAACACTCACAAATATACTCGAAATCAAATTTATCACCTAGAGATTGTTTCCTAATTTGAATTAAAACATATTTTAATTCAGCTGATGAGAGTGCTGTATCAGGATTTTCTAAGCATCTTCTTATAAGAATTTTTTCAGTAGCTTTCTCTACATCATTATCTAAGACCATCTTTTTAAAGTCTTTACGTTCTTTACCTTTCCATTTTCGCGCTTTTATAACTCTGTGTCCTAAGTCAATTTCGAAATAACTTGGTTGTACTTTATCTTGCATTTTTATCCTTTTTTTATATTTCTATTGGGTTACACATAAACGAAACACTAAATTCCGCTATCTGGTTTTCTGTCGTATGACTAAATGATAACTGTGACATACTTTCTATTATTGCCGTTGTTGTTCTAAATACTGGCTGTTTTGTAGTACCATAATCATCATCTGTATATACTATTATATCCATTCTTATATCATCATAATACATATACTTACCTTTCCAGTAAATATCTCTAAAAATATTATATAGAGTCATAGACCCTCTATCATCATATAAATTTGAATTAAAATCTCTAAACGTCATTTCAAATCTATATAACTCATCTCTACCTTGATGAAATCTAAATTCGTACCCTGTATATTCAGCAATTTGTGCATTTTTATAATCAGTAGTATTTACGCTTATCAAAGCAGCATTTAATAATTCTTCAGATATATTATCTATTTTAAATAAGCTATTTGATTTAGCTTCAACAAAGTTCATATGAATAGAAAAATTATTTATTTGTGTCCAAGATGTGTTTTGAATAGTTTTTACAATATTATTAATTTTCAATTATAACACCTTTTAAAGTATTTATATCTGAAAGAAAAGAAATATAAATACTTTAAAAGGTTGTAAAATGCGTAGTATTCAAGATAGGTTAGATTTATATATAGGTGATGCTGCAAGAGCTACAAAATATAGATTATACCTACCTATTCCTCAAGCTATTAATTCTACAATACAGAATGATAATGTAGATCTTATTTGTAAAAGCGCTAATATACCAGCCAAATCTCTAGACACTATAATATTAAAATATAAAGGTAGGGATATACCTACACCAGGACAAGAAAAATTTAATCAAACCTTTGACTTAGTTTTTTATCTAGACCCTAACCACACTCTTAAGAATACATTCGAAGATTGGATTACAGCGATGGACGCTGACTCATATCAAAAAAACACTCCACCGAACATAAATAACGCTAGAGCAGAGCGTAATGATAATAATAGCGCTTTAAAAGTAGATTTAACAATACAACAATTAGACTTTAATGATCATGTTACTAATAGTAAATATATTTTCAAATATGCTTTTCCTACAAATGTATCCGAAATTTCATATGGTGCTGATAAGCTGGGAGAGGTGTTAGAATTTACAGTTACGTTCGCTTTTACATTTTTTGAAACAGGTAGTTATCAAAACTCTACGAAACCTCAAACTATTATACATAAAGATAAGGGTTTATTTAAGATGCCTGTTCCTAAAAACATTTTAGATAAATATCGTTCTATAACAGAACGAGACCGTGTATCATAAAGGACATATAAATGAGTAATAACTTTACAATATCTGATTTAAAGAAAGCAATGGGTCCCGGATTAGGTTTAAGAAGATCAAAATATTTAGTACACATACCACTTGATAATAATGGTAGTCAAATAAATATATTATGTAGAAGTACTTCATTACCTGAGCGAGCGGTAGATGTGCAAACATTATATCATCTTGGTAGAAAATATACAGTACGCGCAGAAACAAACTTCTCTGAAGAGTACAGTATATCAATAATAGATGATAGTACTATGCAGCTAAGAAAAATGTTTGATAAATGGTTAAATACCGTAGATGATACAAGTACAGATAAATCTAAACCTAAAATTTTTATCGGTGGTAAAGATACACCAAAGTTAACGTATCAATCACCTGTTGAAATATGGCAACTTGACCAGAATGGTAATAAAGTTTACGGTTACATGTTATTAAATGCATTTCCCAAAGAAGTTGGTACAGTAGAATTAGATGATTCAAATGATAGCGCGCTATCAGAATTTAGTGTAAATTTTGCATATTCTGAATTTGTACCAATTACAGGACCTAGTATATCATACACACAAGACGACAAATATTACCCTGATTATAATCAATCACAGAGCACATACGACAAGAATTATAATGCTGCTTCTAAGCTACCATCTAATTCACATGTATTAGGAGCTGCGAATTTAGCTGCTGTATTACTTGGTGACACTTTGTTTTAGCAAAAATAGATTTAGATAAGATTTCTCAAGTTCTATATAGATCATCTAAGCAAAAACCGATGGGTTTTTCACCCGGTTCTAGGGGTAATCTTAGATTTTCTGGTAAAGATAATTTAATTGGTTATAATACTAAATAAATATAAATCTATATAACAAATATAAATCTATATAACTAAATATAAAGTTATTTAGTTATTTTTTCTACTTCAATAT